AAGTGCGATGTTAAGAGTTTTGTTAGAGACACCACCAGCAGTAATCTTATTGAAGTATTCAAGATCAAAGGCGATCTTACTTTCGACCCTGTGATAATATGCGTAGCGATCTTGGTAATCATCTATGTAATCATGTCCAACATTGTTGTCAAAACTAACTGCCAATGCATCAGAAAGAATTGAAGGAATAGCATCTCTTCCTTTCTTTTCATCCTGCCCATCAGCAATCTTGATACTTTCCATTAGTGCTAAGTAAATAGCACGTTCTTTACACCATTCTTCAGTGGTATCAAGAGCCCATTGAAAGTCTACATCAGACGGTTCAAGAGATGCAATGAGTTGTTCACACAACTTGAATTCATCTTGAGTTATGTCTGTTCTTTTTTCAAGTTCAATGAACAGAACTTCCTTGAGAGGAAGATTATCATACTTGGTAATAAATGAACCTATCTCCTCAAAGATTACTCGATCTGTTCTTTCTTCAAAATACTCCGCTTTGATGAAAGGTAATACTTTACGAGTATACTCTTCACGATTTAGTAGGTTCTTCAGTATCGTCAGTGGAACCCTCTCCGCCATAAGTAAACTCCATTTTTGCTGCAGCATCTAAATACTGCATTAATTCATCAGTAAAATATTTTTCGGGTTCAGCATAAATTGTTTTGGCATATGCTGTAGTGTCATTGATCTCATATCTAGATCCAACCTTTTTGACGATGCCATGTTTTTCGCCAAGATCTAGCAGACCATAATAGCGGTCCAAACCACGTTCATCATAGAAAAGACGAACTTCCACTTGCTTGTTTTCTCTTGTCAAACGCGATTTATTAGTCTTTGCTTTGACAATATTTCCAACAACTTCTGTTCCTTCCTTCTCTTTCGACTTGCTGAGATAAATGATAGTACTAGCGGCATACTTAAGCCCGCTACCACCACCCATTTCTTTTGTAGGAACGTAAGAGCCAATAACATCGTAGGTATGGTTGGTAACGATAAGAGGAATGTTCGCCTGTCCAAGTTTTAAAGTTAGCATTCTAAATGCACCCTTCACAAGTTGTGATTTAGTCATATCACGTACTTGCTTTTCACTTAGAGCATCAGTAATCTCCTTATCTGTGGATAACATTCCTAATGAGTCTAGCACAAACATACAAGGTTTGCGCTGTTCTAAAGGTTTCTTTAAGTATATATCTACAGCCTTGAGTGCCTTGTTACGAAACTCCTCAACTGTTACAACATTAATGACTACTAATCTATCAGTAGGAACACCACGACTTTCTAGAAGTGACTTAGTAATCGCTGCTTCAGTATCAAAATACAGAACATAACTATCTGGATTACTATCCAGAAAGTTTTTTACTACAGCAAGACTAAAAAAGGTTTTACCTGTAGATGTTTCTCCAGCAATAGCAGTAATTTTATTGCCAGATACACCACCAAAAATAGATCCACTAACCAATGCATTGAAAATATAAGACCCAGTATCTACATAAGTTTCTTCTTCAACAATATCCGAAGCGATGTTTGTATATTCGTCTTTGATTTCTTTTAGAATATCTTTTAGAAAGTCCATTATGCTACAATCCCGTATTGTTCACGAAGTATTTTTTTATAAGGCAAACCTTGTTCACTAAGTTCTTTTACTAATTTTAGTTTTTCGTAAAGTGCTGTGTTTCCACCAAAAGACATTGCATTTACAATAGTATTCAGTTCTTCAATAGTAATTGGCAAATCCATAATTACAGTATTTTTATTCATTATAGCATCACACGAAGAAACTATCAAGTGTGGAAGTCTTTTCCACAGACCATCCAATGCTGTCAAGAAGTGTTTTCAATGGTTCTAAGAATGCTTTATCAAACTGTAAATCATAATCAATGTAATTTATAAGACCAAGTTCTATTGGAAATTCATTAATGAATGAAATTACATTTTCATGAATTGGATTTGGTTTTTTCAAATAGCAAAATTTTATCTTTTCCCCATTGTTGATAGTATTGTACTTTTCGGTAAGTTTCTTATCTTTTATATGGTGATTGAACAGAAGTGCTCCTCTTGCATGAATTGGAGTTCCTTTTGCATAAATTGAAAGATTGCTCTTATACTTATCAACATCAGATACTGTACGTGGAAATGCAATATCACTTGGAGATAGTTTTTTGAACTGAACTCTAGACTTTTCAATAAAGTCAATTACATCATCTTCAGTTCCACTCATCATCAACTTTAGTGCATCTTTGATCATGGATCTACAAGGTGCAGGAGTTGAAGATTTTACCGCTTCAATTCCCATAATCTTCAATTTGGGTTCGTTAAAACGAACACCTTCAATATCCCAAGCATTGAGAATGTATCTTTTCTTTGCAGTCCAGATGCCACGCTCAGCGATTGTTTCTCGCTTCATGAACATCTTCTGTTCATAAGCGTTTACGTATTGTGCCAGTTCTTCATAAGAATTCGAAATATATTTTTCAAGTTCCATCTGACAGATCTTGTCAAGGAACGAAACAATGCTTTCAGCATCTTTCTCTCTTCCCTCGTATACACTTTCAACCAAAGGACCGAGATTGAGATATATGCTATCGGTATCAGAAGCCACCACATAATCGACATTATCAGTCTTGAGGATTTTGTTTATATAGGAATTCATTTTCGCTTCGATCCATCGTATACTGAGCTGACCCCCGAGAGTAATTGCCTCAGCATTATCCAACTTATAGTAACGAAAATAATTATTCCCGATAGCACCATAAGCAGAATTGAGTTGGATCTTTTTTGCCATCTGGATGTTGTTGCATCGTGCAATCTCCCGTTCCAGTGATTTCGTCTTCTTCTTCTCATACTCTTTTTTTGCCTCTAACATTTTCTTTTTGAAGATCACACGTTCATTATAAATTCTCTCCATCAATACTGGAAGAAAACCACGCTTCTTAGTTGTAAATTGTGCCCCATTAGGACATACAGTTACGCCATCAAGATTACTAAGATCAATTTCCTTATTCAGAAGTTTATCAACACTAACACCAGGAAACTTTCTGTCAAGCAGGGTTTCTGGTGAAATGTTATATTGCATGATTAGATGTGGATACAGACTGTTCAAGTCAAAACTCACAATCCAATCATACACACCAGGAATAGGTTCTTTTACATAAGCACCAGCATACTTTTCACTTTTACTTTCATCTTTCTTGGGTGGGATAACAATATTCTTTTTCTTTAGATCGTTGTAAATGATCATATCCCACATGCGAACCTGATAAAACACATCATGAAAGTTTACCTTAGCATCAAATGCCATGGTAACTGCTAGTTCAACTAGCTTCATTTTTTCCTCAAGTGCGTCAACTAGTCGCACATCTTGGATGTTGTACTCTACAAACTTTTGCCAGTCTTTAGTATAAAACTCTTTGAAAGTATCATACTCAGAGTGGTCTAGTTTCTTTTTACCGAGTTCTACTTCACCAATGTAATCTAGACGATAACTTTCCTGAGCTTTATAAGTGAACTTCTTATAAAGATCTAGATAATCGAGAACAGTAATACCGCCAATATCATAAACTAGATGTTGACGACCAGTAACAGTAATTTCTTCATTTGTGACAAGACCCCAAGGAGAAAGAATTTTTACTGCCTTTTCTCCAAGAACTCTTGCAATACGTTTTGCGAGATATGGGATATCATACAGAGTGCAATTCCATCCAGTAATCACTTCTGGTGTATTGACTTGCCAATATCCAAGAAACTGATTTAGAAGATCATACTCATCTTTACATTCAACATATTGAACATCGGGATCATCGTTTTTGAACTTACCTTGTCCAAAAGTAATAATCCTTTTGTTTGCATAGTTCTGTAGTGTGATGCAAAGCATTTCCTCATCACACTTTGCGACAGTAGGAAATCCTCGTTCAGAGGCAACCTCAATGTCGATCGTCACGAGTTTCATCTTTTTGATATCAAACTCGATATGATCTTCAGGATACTTTTCTGAAATGTACTGATAGATATATCTTGTATTTCCGTAGATTTCAAATCCTTCTACATTGTCATGAGACTTGATAAACTCACGACAATCTCTTACTGTTCCAGGTTGGATCTCCTGAACATACTTTCCCTCAAGAGTTTTATACTTTGTCTTCTTTTTGCTGGGAACAAATAGTGTTGGATTGAACCTTTCCCTAGCAATGAAGCTCTTTCCATTTTCAAATCCACGAACGAGAAACTCGTTCCCTACCATTTGAACGTTTGTATAATATCTCATTCAGCAGTCAACGATTGATACTTGTCCAAAAATTCTTTGTTGGGATCCACAATTGTTAGAATACTATCAGAATGAATCATCATTTCTGACTGGTTTGTGAATGCATTCATCCATGGAATTAGACCAGTCTCAGAAATTACAAATGGTTTGATTAGTTTGCAATCTGGTTCACCAAGTTCAGATGGTACTTCCTCAATTCTACTAATCAAAATAACATTAGTCTTCAAAAATAATACTTTGATCATGGCAACGACAGCTTCTGTGTCTTTAATTCTATCACTGCCTTACGCACTTTGTCAATGTATCCACTGTTGCGTAGTTCTTTGAACACGAGATTTTCAAATCCATATTCGCCAAACTTATCCAAAGAAGAATTCCTTGCGGTGTTTAGTTTCTTTAGAATTGCACGTAATCCAGTTTCATTATTACCCTTGATCAACGTGTCAATTTTATTTTTTATATTATTAGATTTCTTTTCTAGTTCTGCTTCGTCAAGTTCTCCTTCAAACTTCTGTGGTTTTTGAACCCACTTGTTCTTCAATACACTATAAACTCCTTGACTTTTTCTTCTAGTAACCCCAGGTTTTTCAATATAAGGTTCTACATCTGCACCATAAACCTTTACATCATGCGTCAATGACCATAAAGTTTTTTTATCTTTAAAGTAATCGTCTAGCAGTTCAGGATCGCACTGAGGAAGATATTTCGGATCTACGACTAGATGAACATCAATGTCTGAATATGGTGTGTAATTGTATCCAGCATTACCACCAAGCATTAATACATCTTTGATTGCTTTACTGTCAAGTTCAACATACTCTGCAAATGCATCAGCAAATCTAAGGAAGGCAGTTCTGATATTTGACTTCAGAACATTACCTTCCCAGAATGTTGGATTTAGTTGTTCTCTAAATTTCAGCGTCAGACTTTCATTTAGTCTTCTCAAATCTGACGCTGAAATATGTCTTCTTATACGACTATACAAAACACTTTATTCATTTTGAAGTATTTAGAGGTAATCTTTTCTTTTTTGATGTTCAGGAATTACCTTACGAAAATCAATAATAACCAACCCATCCCTATGATCAACTTTATCTACTTGCAAATCTTCTGGCATTCTCCAAATACGAGAAAATTTGCGGAAAGCTAATCCTCGATGAACGTAGGAAATTGCTTCTTCATCGGTTTCTTCTCGATTGCCTTCTATATAAATGCAACCTTCTTCCGTGTATACTTTGATTTGATCACGATAAAATCCTGCTACGGCAAGTTCAAGTCGGATCCCATCTTTTGTTTTAAGAATATTATGTGGTGGATAGTTTTGATTTGAAATACTATCTAAGTACGTCCTGGTTTCAGGCACGCTAAGTGTAATTGAATGTGAACCAAACATAGTGACCTCTTTGAGCGTCTAGTGTTGAATGTCCCTTGCGGCGACA